TTCTACTGTAAACATCACCAGTAGCACCTACCGCTGATGCAATTCCAGCAGACCAATCTTTATCCCATTCGGGATTGTCTTTTCTCCACTGATCATAATCAGCGATAGACATAACAAGTTCCTGTGTTTCCCCAGTTTCTAAATGTTTTACAGGATATACGGGCATAGTTATTTCAATTCGTAAATATTTATTGGGTGGTGATAACTTTTTTACTACTATTGATCTGTAATGCTGCACTAAACTTTAATGGCTTAGCAGTACACATGTTACAAATCTGTTCTGGTTTGGTAGAGTTATCACAGAATTTTACCAGATCTTCATCATTACAGTCAACCTGCAATCCATCACTAATAAAAGGTTTCCAACAGTCATCTTCCAATTGGTCCGTAACATACAAAAGTTCTTTTAGAAACGCTGCATTAGGACACTTCCACAATTTACCATTGTATAATTGAGGATTTGGGCATGAGCACATTTCAAAACTTTGCTTGATGTTGTTATGCCCATATGGATAAACCTTTCGATTAGATTGTTTAATTGAATTAAACCAACGATCTTTACCATCGTGATGTTCCGTGACAAGAACCTTGGAACTTTTTACCTTCTTAATGTTATCAATTACTTCTGGAATATGAACACTAACTCGTAAAAACATACTAGGATAGGTTTCTAGATCCTCCTCTATCCATCGTCTATTTTCTTCGTTCAAGAGGATACCATTGGTGTACAGATAAACCGTTTCATTATGCTCTAGACAAGCGTGCAGGATGTCTCTACAGCGTGGATTGAGTAAAGGTTCTCCGCCAATAACTGAGACACGTTCTACGTCAATTCTGGGCAGGATCGTGTGGATATCCTGGATAAGTTTATCCGTATCAAGTTTACTTCCTGGGGCAAAATAGTTACTGAAATGATTACACCCCTTACAACTTAGATTGCATCCAACAGTTGCACTGATATCAAGAATTTTTAATTTTGGGATTGTAGTAAGCAAGATAAGCAGCTCCTATAGCAGTTCCACCATCGTGTGCAGTTGGTTCAGCATATATTCTAACATCATTTGGTAACTGTTTGCGAAGTTTATAATTAACCACACAGTTTAAGAAGCATCCACCAGACAAAACAATATTCTTACATTTTGTTTTCTTCAGAGCAATATTAACTAGTTCAATTGCTCTTTCTTCCCAAAGCGTTTGGATTGTATATGCTGCATCTTCCTTGGATTTGCGTGCAAGATTATTCAAATCAATTTTATTGGATCCATACGCAGATAATCCCATGACTTTACCAGCATCATCTGGTCCAAACCCACAGAACTTTGATACGTATTCAAACAATTTACCAATGCCATTTTCTTCAATTTTCCAATATTTTTTATGGACAGTCTTCCACTGAAATCTGTTTCCAGTTTTTGCATGGATAATAGTTTCAATTTCTACCGTATCTAAATGACTAGATCCGTTACTATCAACAACAATACATGCTGCTTCATCAAATCCAGAATTATAAAATCCGCCAGCAGCGTGTGTGAGATGATGTGATTTTCTATAATCAATGAACTTAGCGTTTGGAAATGTTCGCTTAAATTTTGCAATGTCCCTTGCAGTAATCATGTTTTTCTCGGGAAGAACCCAATGGGCATCAACAACTGCAATAATATCAATATTGCTGACATAATCTATTAGATCTTTGACAACATAATCTAGTTTCTTTCTTGTGATCCGTTCTGCTTCCAAATATAAATCAATCTGCCCATCTTTGAGAAGACAGATCGATCCATTATTTGAAACATTTATTCCCAGTACGTTCATTTTGCCACTAACTTACCAACTTCAGGAAAATACAAGTAGTTAATATCACTATTATGAAATGTTTTTAAAGCATCTTCTGGGGTTTCTACCAATGGTTCTCCCGCAAGATTGAATGATGTATTGAATAAAATTGGAACACCAGTTAATTTATAGAAGGCATCAATCAATTTATAATAATGCTCATTCTGTTCTTGTGTTACTGTTTGAACTCTGCATGTATTATCTACATGAAGTACTGCAGGAATTTTGTTATAAGTATGCTCCAATGCATCTACTGCATACATCATAAAAGGACTTTCTTCCAATCCAGCCATATCAAACCATTCGTGAACATGTTCCTTTAGAATTGTTCCTGCAAAAGGTCTAAATGCTTCACGCTTTTTGATTGTATTTACATGATCCTTTCCATTAGGATCTCTAGGATCATAGAGAATAGATCGATTTCCTAATGCTCTTGGTCCTGCTTCAGATCTTCCTTGAAACATTGCAACAATATTTTTATTGGAGATAAGAGAAGCAACTTGTTCATAGGTTACAGATAAACCTTCAATATGAGAAAGATCGTAAGTAGGACCCAAGTATAATGTTTTCATAGCACACTTTTTATCTGAAACGAGCATGGCAGACCCAAATGCATGTCCACCATCGTATGATAATGGATCAACATATAGATTGATGTCTAAGGATTTTAGTATATTATAGTTGGAAACGCAATTCAAAAAGAACCCGCCAGATACAACTACATTTCTTTTACCAGAAAGTTCAACCGCTTTCTTGACTATGTATAGTGCATGGGTTTCTGCAGATTTCTGTAGATTATACGCTAAGTTTTCCTTTGTAGTTTCTTCACCATAATACTTTGTCCACCCAACATCATCCCTTGGATAGATGTCTTTACTGCAAAGACTGTGACCATATTCTTCATTGAAAAGATTGACTAGACCAGATCCATAAGCAGACAATCCCATGGTTTTGCCTGCTTCGATTTCATCAAATCCGCAGTATGCAGAAACACATCTAAATGCTTGTCCTATACTAACTCTATTACTGAATAAATTTATTCCATCCCAAAAAGGTTCACCAACTTTCTCACATAAAGAACGATTATAAAAACAAGAATAGTGTTTGAATAATGGAATAAATTCTCCGTTTACAACATCATAAATGCTTTCGATTTCACAGAACAAAGTACCATCTTTTCTTACAACAGATCCTTTACCATCCATCACCAAACATACAGCGTCATCAAATCCAGATCCATAAAAAGCAGATGCTGCATGACACTCATGATGTTTATCAGAAAAATCTAAAACTTCTTTTACTCCTCGCGAATGTAAAAGTTCTGTTAGTTTCTTTCTGGCAGTAAGTTTTTCAAGGTGTCCCTTGAATGAATATCGTGTAAAGCAATCAGAATAAACCGCAATGCCAATAGTATCGTCTACATACTTTTCGCATAATGCATAAGCACCAACATCACGCTTCTTTCTAGTAACCCTTTCCTCTTCAAGATAGAATTCTAACTTACCATCATTGACGATTGCAATTGATCCATTCTTTGCTAAGTTTATTCCTAATACTTTCATTACCACTCAAGTGCTTCAGAGACAACAGGAAACTGCTCTACAAATACTTTCCTACATTCATTTGCAATGTCCATATGCTCTTTCTGTGTTCCGTTTGCAGAACGTAGATTGATATAATGGATCCAAGATCTGACACTACCAGTCATATAAATACGCGTAGGAGTTGCAAGAGGAAGAACAAAGCGAGCGCATTCTTTAGCAACGCCCTGACTTAGAAGAAAATTATAAACATCTTGTGCATCTTTGAATAAATCCTGGATCATTTTATTCATCACAAAAACTTTGTCTTCCTCCAAATCGTCAATAGAATTCTGACGGTTCTTGGTATCCTGACGACGAAGTTCTGGGATTGGAATTTCAGTTGCTAAAAGATTAGTATCAGCATATCGCTGCGAGAATTCCTGATATGTAAATGATCTATGACGCAAAATCTGTGCAGCAATGCCACGATTTGTTTCAATCTCAAGTGTCATAAAGGCTTGCTCAAACACAGACCAATGATTATGTTTGATACAATATCGTAAAAGTCCTGCATAACTTTCATTATCTTGATTTGCAGGGTTAGAAACTCTGGCAACATATGCCATAGTCTTTTCTGCATCTGGTGTCACACTAATCAGTCGTACTGTCATCGTATCCAAATCCTTGTTTCTTTTTCTTTTCAAATTTTTTTCTTGCCAAACCTAGAATAGCTTTATCCAATGCTACTTTCATATATTGAAGTTCTGCTTCGGAATAGTTCCAGGGTTGTTGCAATGCTTTTTTTACCAACCTGATGGTATCTTTATAGCGCATTAGATATTACCTCCTGTACTAATTATACCAACAAAAAAGGGGGAAGTCAATTCCCCCAAGAACATATTATCCTTTTAGTTGCAATTGTGCTTGCTTCAAGCGTTCTGCCTTTTCAATTTGATCCTTTAACAGTTGAAGAACATTTAATTTGCGTTCTTCAACTTCATATTTTACGCCACGATATGTTGCAGTAGTCATGTGTTTCTCCTGAATGAATGGATTTTTAAGTCCGTTCCTTCAGTCGTTTGCGTTCGCTATTTGCGAATAGCGAATGAACGATCCGTTCCGCGACTTACTTGCGTCCCAAAGGGGATGAACGTAGACGCATTATAACGTCTATACAGTATCTAGTCAAGCAATTTTGTATAATCTGTTACTTATCTCGCCAAACAATTTCAGGATATGCTTGTTCTACAACACTTCTAGTGATGCGATATTTTGATTGCAAATCTTTATCCTTGACCAAAGAAACAATTTCAGCTTCATCTGCATGAAGTGCTTCAAGAAGCTGAACAAACATTTGTTCACGCTTCATTTGTGAAATTTTATCGTTACCACCTTTCACAAAATTATAAAGCATTCTCCATTCATGAACAAGCCTTG